CGGAGATAATAGTCGAGGATTTGTGTTTAAGCATGCACATGCCATTGGCTACGCAGCCTTAGTAGCACTGCACATGAATTTACTCGATCAATGACAATTTTATACAGTAACGGATGTAGTTTCACAGCCAATCGTGACACACCAAGATGGCACAGATATCCGCTATTGGTAGGTAAACACTTTGGGTGGCAAGTATTTGACCGAGCTGTTTCAGGCTCGTGCAACAGTAAAATTATTCGGTGTGCTATGAGAGATTGTATTGATCTTTTAAAACACAACGAACCAATTGTAGCAATGATTCAGTTGACATTCAAAGAGCGATTTGAATATGCCGGAACACTCACGGGCGCCAACAATTGGAAATACGGGGAAATCAATACCGGACTCGATTTTGTTCCAGCCCATGACCAATTTGAATCTATCAAACCCGGCGATGATATAAACTGGCCCGACGAAGTAAAGCAGTATGCAAAACTTCATACAGTGTTACAAAAACCCAATGCCATTGATGCCGAATTGTTTTCTAGACTGATAGGACTTGTTTCGTTCTTTAAATCAAATAATATTCGATACGTAATATATGCCGGCCCAGCTGATTTTAAAAATCAACTGACTATAGATGATCCATTTTATCAATATCTAACCAACGATCCAAACGTGTTAGACTTTTTAAAGTTTGATATGCTTGGATTAACTGGTCAACAAAGACATCCGGACCGAGATGGTATGCAACGAATAGCAGATTATTTTATCAATCTACTCGACGAACCAACGTAATTGATTTACGTTTGGATTTTTTACGACTCATTTCACTTAGACTGCAAATAGGTCCGTGTAATACTTCTAGATCTTTATTGGTAAAAGTTTTAAGATAGGGCCTAAATACGTCCCAATCGCCTTTGAGGAATATGTTGATAGGGATACTGCGATTGCTTTCCCACCACCAAACATTGGCCAATTCTAAAAAGTGACGTTTTAAATCTGCATCCACTATAGCACCAAAGTCATAGATGGTGGTTATTGCATCATCTTGATTTTGTATAATACCCACATATTCTGTCGAGGCGTAGACACATAGTGTTATAAATGGGTATTTTTCAGCTAATTTATCAATGAAATCGTTTGTCATGTCTACGGATATTTACCAGACCAATTTCGCCGGGTCTAGCAAAAGCACTAAATATAATGTATGTATTCAACCCAAGTCTATATCTACCAGCAAATTACCCGAGTGTTACTCATGGACACCGGTGCAGGCGAAACTTTTATCTATAGGTACGATCCCGTGTATGCAAAACAACTAACCATAAACAAAGGTGTTGACAATGTGCTGTTGTTTGAGTTTATCAATCAACAAGAAAAGCCTGTTAACATTACAGGAAGCACGTTCCTGTTCAGAGCCATCAGCACCGACGGTGACAGAATCCTGGTCGAAAAACCCATGGTCACACTCAATGCTGCTACAGGTCGTGCCAAAGTTACATTGACCAGCGCAGATCTACTAGAAGTATTGGCACAGCCGGCCAACTACAGTATTCAACGTGTCAGTGGCAATTTGACAGAAGCTGTGTTTACCAATGCACAAGCAGGAGCACGAGCACCAGCCAACATTGTAGACAGTATTTTGCCACAGCATGTGCCCAGTGCTCCATTGACAATTCCTACTGTTAAATTGAGTGCTCAAACCAGTTTGGATGGCACAGCCTGGGGCAGTTACAGTCCTGGTACGTATTGGATGGGCAATCCCAACGGCGGCAACTACTGGAATAGTTTTGCCAACACAGAATTTTACAGCAGTTTTATTGAGCCCACCAATGCCGTTACCACCATACAAATGACCTTGGTAGGATATACTGGAACAATCAAAGCACAGGCTGCAGAGAACTATCAGAGTATTTTTTATAATGTGTCTGAATCGACTACCTACTACAATGAAACTCGTACTATCTATATGAACATTGTGGGCTGGCACCCAATCTTGCGTTTATGTTTTAACAACAGTATATTTGCCGTGCCGACACAGCCCGGAACTCCGGCCATTGGTTATGCAACCACCGAAAATGGTGTGGTGACCAGTGTTACTATTACCAATGGCGGCAGTGGGTATTTGGCTCCGCCACACATTAACTTCATTGGCGACGGTGCCGGTGCCACAGCAGTGGCCACAGTGTCGGACGGCATAGTTACCGGAGTTGAAGTGACCAATGGTGGTTCGGGTTATTGGTATTTGCCCAATGCAGGCATGGGTGCAGGTATCTATCCAAATAATCCTAACCAAACAGGCGCTGCACTTATAATCAGCACAGGTTATGTGGTTGATCTTCTTTATAGATAATACCAAACTCACTTGCAGTATGTAGATAAATCTGCTATAATTATAGCATGATTGATGTGGTTTCCTTTTTACCCAATAAGCGAAAACAAACAGCTTCGGGTTGGATAAGTTTCAACGCACCCTGTTGCGTTCATCGCGGCGACACACCGGACAAACGGTCACGTGGTGGAATTAAACCTGCCGCAGATGGTTCCTGGAGTTACCACTGTTTCAATTGTGGCTATACTGCAAGTTTTGTATTGGGCCGTAACCTAACATTCAAAGCTTGTCGATTACTTGAGTGGATGAATGTACCGCAAGAAGAAATCGAGCGCATCAATCTTGAAAGCCTAAAGCATCGATCAATTGAAGGCTTGTTGGGCGAACGTCAAGCCATTATGCAGCAACTGCAAAGTATCTCGTTTGAAGATCGAGATTTGCCAGCTGACACACAGCCACTTAATGATGCCGCACGAGAATATTTACAAAATAGGCGCATACCTTTAGACTACCCGTTTTTGTATAAAACAATGCCGAGACCTGGTGTTGTAATTCCGTTTACCTATGACAATCAAGTAGTAGGACACACCACTAGATTCCTTGACAATCGTACACCTAGATATATTCAAGACATACAACCAGGCTATGTGTTTGGAACAGACTTGTTGCACGATAACTGGACCTGTGTTATTGTGCTAGAAGGAGTGTTTGATGCGCTCAGCATCAACGGTCTGGCTGTGTTACACGCAGAGATCAATGATGCCCAAGTCAGACTGATACGTAGCCTTGGACGTGAGATTATTGTAGTGCCAGATCAAGACAAGGCCGGCATGCGACTGGTAGACCGTGCAGTAGAACTGGGATGGTCAGTGAGTATGCCCGACTGGCCTGCTGACGTTAAAGATGTAAACGATGCAGTAATTCGTTGGGGTAGACTAACAACTTTGGTAACTATATTACAGGCCCGAGAAACTAGCAAAATTAAAATAGAACTAAGGAAGAAACAACTTGTTAAAAGATTACGGACTTGATGTCCAACGCTTGTTCTTAGAAATGATGTTGCAAGACGCAGAAAGTTATGTTCGCGTTCAAAACATCTACAATCCAGAAAACTTTGATCGCAGTCTGCGATCTGCAGCCGAGTTTATTGCTCAACACAGCGACCAACACAAGACACTGCCTACTGTAGAACAGATCAGTGCCAGCACGGGCGTTAAACTCAACAATATCCCAGACTTGAATGACGGTCATTTTGAATGGTTTATGGATGAGTTTGAAGGCTTTACTCGTAGACAAGAACTAGAGCGAGCAATTTTAAAATCGGCAGACCTACTTGAAAAGGGCGATTATGATCCTGTGGAAAAACTTATCAAAGATGCGGTACAGATATCACTCACTAAAGACATGGGCACGGATTACTTTAGTGATCCTAGTGCTCGCATTAACCGATACTTCAACTCAGGTGGACAAGTAAGCACTGGTTGGCCGCAAATGGACAAGATCTTATATGGCGGATTTAGTCGTGGCGAACTAAACATATTTGCAGGAGGATCCGGTTCGGGCAAAAGTCTGGTCATGATGAACATAGCATTGAGTTGGTTGCAAGCAGGACTGTCAGGAGTGTATATCAGTTTAGAACTCAGTGAAGAACTGTGTGCATTACGAACTGACGCTATGTTGGCAGGCATGAGCACCAAAGAAATTCGCAAGGACATTGACCAAGCAACACTTAAGGTTAAATTAGTAGCAAAGAAAACTGGACAATATCGTATCAAGGCCCTACCAGCACAGAGCAACATCAATGATATCCGTAGTTATATCAAAGAAGTGCAAGTGCAGACCGGCATCAAAATTGACTTTGTCATGTGCGACTACTTGGACCTGTTGATGCCAGTTAGTGCCAAAGTCAGTCCAAATGACCTGTTTGTCAAGGACAAATATGTGAGTGAAGAATTGCGTAACTTGGCCAAAGAACTCAATGTGTTGTTTGTAACAGCATCGCAGTTGAATCGTAGTGCGGTG